ATTTAACTCCTTTTCAATGTCAGGCGAATCATCAACAATGATAAGATATTCTTGCAGCCACCTCAAACGCTCCGCTACAATTCCAGCCCTTTTATATGCTTTTACTGCGTTATAATTTGCCTGCCTCAACTGGTCAATGTTTAATGGTTCTGAACTATCACAAACAATTAAGTCATCAGTTTTGCAGTTGGATTTTATAACGTTTAAAATATTAGGCATTGATAAATTAGAAGCATAGGCGATTTGCTTAACGTAAAGGATTTTAGCTTTTTTATCTACCGCTATTTTCGTGAGCGTAAAAGGGTCAGTCCAGCCCCAATCTAAGCCAAACACATACGGAAGCGAATCGTTAAATTTACCTCTTTTCCACCGTTTTAAGATAGCCCCTTCCAATGGTGCGTACTCGCCTTTACCGTAAACCTTCCACCTGTACTCGTCTGCTGTTCCTTCCTCAATGTTTTTTGCTGTTGGCTCGTAGCTTAAAATTTTATTGATAATACTTTGGTCTAGGAATGGGTTATGCTCGTAGGTTGATTGAAACGCTTGGACGTTTGTCCTTTCCTCCATTTTCTTATCACTAAGCCAAAATTCACCAGAAGGGTTAAAATCAAGCCAGCTATGTATTTTAGTTCTCACATAAATAGCCTCAAAAATCTCGAAACTGATACCATTAGCCTCGTTAAAAAATGAGTAATCTCTTTTACCGTTCTTCGCATCTTGTTCATTTTCATAAGAATTAAATTCAATGATTGAGCCGTTTTTAAAGTGCAGTATTCGGTCTGTTTTGTTATAGTATTTTATTGTGCTTTGGATAAATTCAGACGATGATATTATTGTTTGAAGGTCACGAATTGCCCCTTTTTTTAGGTTTGGTATATCTTGACCGACAACAGTAATTATAACATTTGGTTCTTTGTAGGCTTTTAAAGCCAGCACCTGCATAATTGAATAGGTTTTTCCGCTTGAAGTTCCTCCTCTATTTACAGTTAAATCTATTCCTTCTGGAATATCAAAATTGCAATCAAACAACATTGATGTTTCAAATGCTTTAATATCAGCCATTAAAAGAGTTTAAAATTTTCTTTTTCAATTCTTTCTTTTGCTATGTTGAAATAGTTTTCGTCTTGTTCTATTCCTATAAAGTTTCTGTTGGTGTTCTTTGCTGCAACTCCTGTACTACCAGAACCCATTGTTAAATCAGCTACTAGGTCTCCTTCATTGCTAAAAGTTTTAATTAAATCTTCTAATAATAATACAGGTTTTTGTGTTGGGTGGTGTCCGTCATAATCCTTTTTGTATTTTAGTATGTTGCTTTTGTATTTGTTACCTTCCCAAAGATTAAAGGTGCTTGCAAACTTATTTTTAAACTCATTATCTATTTCTTTAAGTTCTTCGTAAGGTATTTCAAAAAAACCAGTAGGCTGTAATATGTTTTTATAAATATCTTCTGTTGGTAAATGAAATTGTGCAGGTGCCCAATAATGCTCTAAAACACTTCTATCTCTATTACCTTTTTTATTAGTGTATTCGCTAAATAAGTGGTTAAATTGCTTATTAGTCATTCCACTTTTTTGTTTACATTCTTTTAAGTAGTTTCTTAAAGGATGTAAATCTTCTGTGTCGTGAGTTTTACTAAATATTAAAATATCTTCAGTAAAAGAAACCATATTTACATTAACACCTAAAGCAACTGCAAAATTATCTTTTTCCCAAGTTGCCCTGTAATTAAATGGAATATTTGGTATTGCTTCCGTTATTAGTTTAGTGGTGTAAGGTTCTTGGCTAAATAAAATCATTTTACCGTTTTTTCTTAATATTCGGTTTGCAATCTCATAAACTTTTTTAGGTTCAATTGCTAAATCCCAACCGTTAATACCTAACTTTCTGCCACCATCAGTATTCATATTACCATAAGGCAAATCCGTCAATATCAAATCAACACTTCCACTTTCTATTTTATCGCTTTCAATAAGGCAATCACCTTTGTATAATTTAGTCAATTTCTTTGCCTATTGATTTGATGATTACATCGCCTGTTGGTACAGTTATTTCTTGCTCCGTCTTATCCTTCCAATCCATATTTTTCAAGGCGAAAATTGAGCCTGTGGATGCTTTAGAGCGCAGTCCTTTCTCGTAATCAGATTCAATAATAGTCAATGCTCTTTTTATAGGGTAAGTAAACTTATTGTTTTTTTTGTAGTCATACAGACTTTGTCTACTCTCAAAACCTAGAAATAAAGCTAACCCAGTAATGGTTAAAACCTCACCGTTTTCCTCTTGTTCTACTATCCAATCAAAGTATTCGGAGATTCTCTTTTCCATCTCCTCCGCAGTTTTGTAAAAAGGCGGTCTTCCTCCTGTATTACCTAATGCAAATTTGTTTCCCTTTGGTGCTGCCATTTTTAGCTTTTAAAATATTAAGTAATAAGCAACTGCTACTATCACAATACCAACAAAAACCGCTACTATTTTGGTAACGGTGTTTATTGCGCTTTCTAGTCCGTCTTCAAAATCATTCATTTCTTGAAATTCTTTCTCAGTCATAATACAAAATTAATTTATTTACGCATTACTTTTTGCTCCACCTTTACCGAAGCTGTGTCTATATTTTTAGTCTTGTTTTTAGAACGTTTGTTTAGCTCGCTCTGGTAGTTTAGGTTAACGATGTTACAAGCTGTTTTGAACGTCTTGCATTCTTCGGTTTCTCCGCTTTCTTTCCAAGTTATTTTGTGGTAATTCATTTGCTGTATTTTAATATTCTTTTTTAATAAGTTCGTAAAGTCTTAAACAGCTTAAACTAATTGGCTTTAAATATTCAATTGAATGGTCTATGTATTCATACTTCCAATCGCTTGAGCCTTGAAATTTTAGCAGTTCTTTAATATGCTGCTGCATTTTAGTTGAATGCATAATTATATCGTCATCAACTTCAATGTCAAAAATCTGTATTCCTTTTTTGCTCCAGTTCTGAGGAACGAAACCTTTGCCATCCCAGCCGATTGGTTCTGAGTTTTCAAGGTACTGCGCTTTAATTTTTAGATTCACTTTCATCTAATCAGTTTTTTTATTAAATAAATCAAACGCTGATTCTACTTTTGTCATAGACTTAACGTCTGACCAAATGCCGTACTTTATGTCGATAACAAATTCCAATTCGTAGAAAGCTAATAATATTTGCCCAACCGTAACAGGGAAATAGTTTTTTTGCTCGTCTAAAATTTTTCTGTATTCTGGCTTTAACTTTTCAATCAACTTCATAATCTTGCTTTGTTTTAAATTAGTAGCGCAGCTGGAATAGAACCATTACGCTCTTTGTATTTATGCTCCTATAACTGTAAATGATGAGGCAGATAGAAATCCAGTGCATAAAGCAATACCCATTTTAGAATGAGTAGTATTGTCATCTTGTTTTACTACATAATATTTATGACCGTATTTATATTCAACCCTATCTAATATTGCATTGTTAGCCCAATCCTTAGTCTCTACTTTTATTACGTTTACCCGCTTTAAATTATTAAGTTCCATATCGTTTGTTTTTCTTTAGACAAATATATAACTTTTATTATACAAATAACGTTTTTAATAATATTCGGTTAAAATAAATTATCTAAAGTCGCTCAAAATATAATTTGATTAGGTTGTTTTGGTTGTCTGTAGTTAAATAATTTGATTAGTTTTGCAGTCTTGTTAGGGCGTTATGCTTTACGCTCATATCCTGTTTTAGTTAGAAAGAGCCTCGTTTATTCGGGGCTTTTTTGTTGGTATAATCCAATAAATTTGTTTGCTGCTTTTCTTAGGGCTATTCTATCGTCTTTGCTTAGTCGTTCATTAGTTAGTGTCTTGTTAAACTCTTTCGCTCGTTTTATGGCTTCTTTTACTTCTTCTTTGCTTGGTTTGAATACTGGATACTCCGCAATGATTCCAAAATTTATGTATTCAAACAAATCAACTCCGAATGTTTCCTGTAAATTTTTTGAGTAGTTAATTAAATTTCCAGATAAATAACTGTTGCAATGTTCGCATTGTAAATAGATATTCATAAGATTAAACCGAACCGAAGGATTAGCACCCACCGAATGATAATGCCCTGCGTTTTTCTTCTTTGGTTTTGGATTGCCGCACGAGATGCAAGGTTGACAAAAGTCTATTTCTCTGGCTATTTTATTAATGACAAGCTGGAGTAGCTTTTTATAAGCAGACAAAGAAATGATTTGCTCTTTTAACTCCGCTTTTTTCTTTCTCCAGTCTTTTTTTTCCTTTGCTGCTTTTAAGTCTTTAGAATGGTTTAAAGCGCATTGAACTGAGCAAGTACTTTGTAAAGGTCTTAACTTCTCAAACTGCTTGCCGCAACCTTTAAATTTGCATTTTCTCCAACCTTTCATTTTAATAAGTCAATCACAGGAAGTAATATTCCTTTACTAGTATTGTTATCTCCTCCTTTTATATCTCGTTTTGAGCCAATGTATTTCCTGCACAAAGTTTTCAGGTTTTTTGATGGCAAAATTATAAGTGTTTTTTGAATTACAATGCAATAAAATTCTGCCTCTGATATTGAAATTCCGCTTAGTTTTCCTCTGGAAAAATACTCAATAAAAACATTTCCAGTTTTATGCGCTTGCAGGTCATTTTTAACTTCAACCTTTTTATTACCAAGAATTTCAGAAAGGTATTTTTCAGCAACTTGACCTACCTTTAAATCGTATTTAAAATCAGAATTGAAATCCATTTTTTTTATTACCCTTTTAAATATTCATTGTAAGCTAGTAATCTAAAGATTCTGTTTTTAGATGCTCGCTCGCTTTCTTCGTTGTCCAACCTAAAAACTGGTTTAATTTTATCGCCTGTCGTCGCTGCACGTTTTCTAATGACTAACTTTCTGGCTTCGCTAACTTCTTTTGCATAGGCTAACAAAGTGCGCTCTTTTAATTTCTCCACCTCTATCTCAGTTAGGTTAATGGTTCCCTCTTTTTGCAATTGAATAAACTTTTGAGAACCGTAATCCTTAACCATTTTTGTGGGTTCTTTTTTCTTCTTCGCTTTGTCCGCTTCTATCATTCCGACAAAACTCTTTTCGTAATCCTTACGGGCTTTGATAGCCTTTTCTTCTTGCTGAGCATCCCATTTCAGATTCGCTTCGTGAAGTCGCTGCTTGGTTATAGCCTCGTTTTGTTCTTTAAGATATCCAAGTATAAAATCGTTAATGGTTGCGTAATTTATGCCCATATAATCACCATACTGTTTTGCCATTCCCCTTTGAACTGCCAAACTAAGTTCTTCCGATGTTAGGCTGCCGTATAATCCAGTCCTGACGTTTATTTTCATTTGGTGTAAATATGCTCCAACTTGATTTTTGTAATCGTCCTCATTTTTCTTGTGTCCTGCCAAATTCAAAGCAAAATCAAAAACTTTTATGAAGGTCGCTACAAATACTTCAATGTTTACCGTTTGGATTGTTTTTAAAGTTTCTGTTGCCCTGCTTAAAATTATCTCCTTTTCGCTTTCTGTTAGCTTTGGACTAATGTTTTTGAAGTCGTACCGCTGTGATATTGTTAACTTGTCGCTCATTTTAGTTTTTTATTGCCTCGTTAAATAATGCTCTATTCATTTCCTGCCTTGATTCGGTTGTGGTTTTTGGTGTTCCGTATTTGCTCTCGTTCTTCTTCCAAGTGCTTAACCGCCTAGCTGTGTTAAATGGTTGGTTTTTGCTTAGTTCAAACCTCATCTTTTTACCGTTGTCGCTTTTCTCAGTCCAATAGTAACAAAATTCTTTTAATAAATCAACTTCGTATTTGTCTTGAAAATTGAGCAAGGTTTTTTTAAAAACCGCCTCTTTATCTTCTTTAACTTTTACTTTTACTTGTACTTGTACTTCCTCTTTCTCTTTCTCTT